CCGCATTGAAAAACTTCAAACAGTGCATCTTCATGAAAATAAAGTTGTTACAGCAATCAAGCTATCGAACGATGAGGTTTGGGTGCTTGAAACACCAGATCAGATCATCGAGCTTATCAATCAACAGGAGCAATCATGAAGAACTATCTAACATCTAGGATCAAGCGCTCAGGAGCGGTCATTGTTTGCGTTATCTGTCCCTTCTGCGGCTATTCGCAAAGAGAGCCGCTTAAAGGCATGGATCGCACAGTCTGCCGCCGTTGTGGGGCCTCAAGCGAGAAGGGGCGCTACTACACCAAACAGCAACTACTCGACCGCATACACGAGCTAAGGCAGGCGATCGACCTAAGACACAAAGCTGCTATTCAGGATCTGAGCTGTGGCATCTTGCCATCCAATAGAGGCCAAAATCTAAGACGCAAGCGGGACCAGCTCAGATGCTTGAAAGATGCAGCTGCTGCATATGGAATCACGACAGAACAACAGGAAAAAAGAGGAGCTAGAAATGACTGAATTGATGACTAATGTACATTATTTTATGCAAGATCACCATTTAATGATCAAATTCTTATTCATTGTGATCGGTGCTGCGGCATTCGGTTTTGTGATCAATATGGATAAAAGATTAAAAAAAGATAGGTTATAAACTTGTAATGTATAAAAGACAGGTTTATAATAGAGTATACCTAAACAACAGGAGCAACCATGAACAACCAAGCACCTTTTACTCTTTTATTTGACAATGCAGGAGGCATACTTCTTCAGACTGAAGACTATTGCCACCACTACAATGATCCAGAGCAAGCAGCTGCGGATGTACATAACCTTATTGAGGGTCACGACGCTGCATTATGGGACAACAACGAGCCAGAGTACAGAACATATAACTACGACTATGATCAAGATGATATAAGTGAGATTTTGTTAATGAGCTACGATGAGGATCGTCATTGTGGATTCGCTGAAAAAGAGTTTTTTAAACTACTTACACAAAACATCTAAACACCACCCAACAGGAGAACACCATGAACAACGAAACATTACAGAACCTAAGAAAAGCGGGCTTTATTGTGAAGCTACAAGGCAAAGAGTTTGTTCTCTTTGCTGGGCTTCAAGTCCTAGCTAGAGAGCTGGGCCTTAATAGCGTGAACACTGAACTTGTAAGCATTGACAAAGACTCACAGACCACGATCGACGGTGATCAAACCGTAATAACAAAGGCCACAGGCTTAACGATATTCAAAGCCACTGTGAGCGGCGATATGGGCACATTCACCTCGTATGGGGACGCATCACCTAAGAATGTCGGCAGGATGATCGCTCCACACCTGATCAGAATGGCAGAGACTAGAGCGATCGCACGTGCGCTTAGGCTCTATTGTGCGATCGGTATGACCAGTCTCGAAGAACTAGGGGGTGGACAATGAACCCCACAATCACAAGAACAACAGCAAACCGCATTATTCAGCAGATGGATGAGGGCTGGCGAAATGGCGCATCTGATCTCATCAAGCGGATCGACAAGTTCCACATTTATCAAAACGGGCGCTGTCTTACCCGATACCGCTTTATGCTCAAAGACGGGGCGATCTTGTCCTCGTTTGGAGACTGGAAGAAATACAACAGCGACGATCCACATGCGATCATGATCGACAGCTTGCACCAACTCACAGATCGCAAATTATAACAGGAGATAACATGACACACTTTAATCGATTCTTTAAACACCAACTTGAGCTAGCCAGCTGCTCTATCAACCAGAGCGAGCTGTGTAGGCAGTCACAAACAACATGGCCATGTCTGTGGAAATGGGCAACAAAGCCAATTAAAGAGCGGCCCAAAGATCAAACGCTTTATAGGGTTTTCGTTGTCTTAGCGCCTTATGTTGGTTCTACTCCTCAAAACCTTATGATCGAGGCAAATCAGGCTATTCTCGAAGACTTCTTTGCAAGAATGGAGGTGCTCCATGGGTGAGAGCATCGGAACATATACACCAATTGAGGATCTCAAAGAGTGGGACAACAACCCAAGGAACAACGATCACGCAGTTGATGAGGTAGCAAAATCGATCAAGCGCTTCGGTTTTGCCTCTCCCATCATAGCAAGGAAGGAAGACAACATGGTTATTGCTGGTCATACCCGACTAGCTGCGGCGCGCTCTTTGGGTCTTGACACTGTACCTGTTCGCTTTGTGGATCTTGACCCTACAGAGGCGCAGCTGCTTGCTTTGGCCGACAATAAGATCGGTGAGATTGCAGAATGGGATCAGGATCTGCTCAGTGAGGTTTTGACGGATCTCAAAGATGAGGATCTAAGCGGTATCGGTTTCTCTGATACTGAGCTTGAGGAGCTGATCGAAGAGGCCCAATTTGAACCGCTCGACAATGTGATAGAGGAGGATCTTGAGGATGAAGACTGGGATCAAATGCCTGCTGAATCGGTCAAGATTGCGAAAGCTGGCGGGGTTTATCAGATCGGCGGGCAACAGGTCGCCTGTGGTGATTGCATTGAGGTTATGCGCTCCTTGCCCGATAACAGCGTGGATTCTATTGTAACAGATCCGCCTTATGGTATATCTTTCATGGGCCGCTCGTGGGACACATTCGATAAAAAACAGTTCGGTCATGCGGGCGAAGAGGGCCAGAATGACCTGAAAGTCAAGAAGGGTTTTAACACTTTGCCAAGATATCAAAGCGAAGGGATGTATGCTTTTTTCTTAGAGTGGTCAAAGGAGTGCTTAAGAGTGCTCAGGCCCGGCGGGCACCTTATAGCCTTTTCAGCCACAAGATCGGTGCATCGTATGGCTTCTGCTATTGAGGATGCAGGTTTTGAGATAAGAGATCAGCTTGGCTGGTGTTATTACTCTGGATTTCCAAAGAGCATGGATGTTTCGAAGCAGATTGATAAGATGAAAGGAGTAGAGAGGCCTGATCGAGAAGTATCTGATTATGATGATAACAAAATATTAAGTCCTATCAGACAAGTATTAAATAAAGGGACTCCAGTTACAGAAGAAGCAATTCGCTGGCAAGGCTGGGGCACCGCCTTAAAACCTGCTTATGAGCCTTGTGTGCTTGCAAGAAAGCCGATCGCTGAGAAGAATGTTGCAAGTCAAGTTTTGAAGACTGGAACAGGGGCGATCAATATTGATGCATGTCGGTTTGGTTATGGCGATCCTTGCTGGATAGGGCCACAGGATGAGCTAAAAGATCATAATGGCTTCTCAAGCGTATATGTAGATCCAAAATTACCAAAATCTAAAGCAGAAGATTATTTTGTAAAAGCTCCCACTGGGGGCAGATGGCCCGCCAACCTCTACCAATGCCCGAAACCATCACGATCAGAGCGTGAGGAGGGACTGACAGATCTTGAGGGAAAAACAGCAGCTGAGATAACAAACCGAAAGGAAGGGTCAGCAGGTTTGAAAAATGCAAGAGCTGGAAGAACCTTACAGGGCGAGGTTAAAAACTTTCATCCCACCGTCAAACCAGTCAATCTGATGCGGTGGCTTATTCGCCTTGTGACACCTGTTAACGGCCTTGTTTTAGAGCCTTTCTTGGGATCGGGGACTACTGGAGTAGCTGCAAGTCTTGAGGGCTTCAGATCGATCGGTATTGAGAGAGAACCCGATTATGCTGATATTTGTTTGCAGCGGATTAAGAATGCTGAGGATGCTGATATTCTGGAAATAGACGGTTTGAAGATTGAGAGACTAGAGGAGGATGTATGTCTCGAAGAACAAAGCTGAACCCACAAAGACAAGCAATGATCATCGAGGCGCTACAGCTGGGGATGACGATCGAGCTTGCGTCAAAATATGCAGGGATTGAGCAGAAGACTTTTTATAACTGGATGAACAGGGGCCGGCGTGAAGGTGAGGGAATCTACTTTCAGTTTTTACAAGCAATTGAAAAGGCAATTGCAAAGAGTGCTCTGGTCAATATGGCGATCATTCAGAAGGCCGCTAAGGAGGGAACGTGGCAGGCTTCAGCGTGGATTATGGAGCGGCGGCACAAGTATCATGCAAAGCATGAGCCGGAGGTTATCGTGCAGATTGACGCAAAAGAGGCGAGCATCACACAGCTTATTCAGCAGGTCAAAGAGACAGATCTAGAGCTTGAAACCTTTATAGCTGATCCGGTGATCGACCTTGATGAATGAGGGCGGGCGGACTTGTTGAAAAAATAGTTATACTTTTCTTTGTTATAAACTTGCGGTTTATAACAGGCATGGTATTATTAAAGTACAAACACCAGACAACAGGATCAAAAATGAACAATTATTGGAAATTAACAAATGATTTAGAGGGATACTTGAACACATTTCAATGTGGTTATGCCCATTTCAACATTACTTTTTATGTAGGAAAAAAATCAGTATGGATTCTCTCTCAACAAATGGATGATAACGCTTTGTACAAAGAATACATAAGCACACATGATGCAGATGATGAGGGATGGGAAGACATGACAGAGCGATGGTGGTACGGTGAATTTGTTTCAGATAAAGTAGTAGATTCCATCTTGATTAAAACCTCCAAAGAGCATTATGAGTTGATGGAAGAAAAGGGAAATGCACCGTATTGTGATTATGATATATTTCAACCGCGTCAAGGAGGAACCTCTTTATCTGAAATTGAGTTTAAAGAATATGGATTTAGAGGCAAAAAACCAAAAAATTATATTATTCTTTCATAGCCTATAGCTCAGAGCTTGATAACCAACCAAAGAAGATCGGCCCTTAGGGGCCTTTTTTCGTTTAGTCGGATATACTATCTTATGAGCACCACATCAGACCGAAAAAAGCTGGAAGAGTCGCTAACACTACGACAGGAGCTACTCGCCTACATAAAAGCCTATCCTTTGGCCGCTGGGCGGCTTTGGGAGCCATTCTGCTGTCGTTGGGATGGGTTGAGCGATCAGAGCGAAAGGTTGCGGGGTTGCGGGCGAAGAATGAAGCGTATAGGGGCTGGGCTGTATCGCTGTGATCATTGCGACATTACCGAAGAGCGAACATCACAGAAAGAAGCAATTCGATCTCTAGCAGAAGAGGCGACGCTGATCAGCGGTGGGAACAGATCCGGCAAAAGTCACATGGGCGCACAGCTGGCGGTTGCATTTGCGGCGGGCAAGCATGAGCGCTGGGTTATGGACTGGATCACCCTCAACGAGATCCCGCCGGAGCTTATTCCTGATCGACCTTCGACTGTTTGGTGTGGTTCTTTGAGTTATAAAGATGGGCTTGAGTATATGCGGCCTAAGCTGGATCTCTTCCTGCCTAAAAACACAAAGCGAATCCGGTGGAACTCACAAGATCGAGCTGTTGCCATCTTGCCCAACAAAGGACGGATCGTGTCCATGTCTTGTGACGCTGGCAGGGAGAGCTGGCAAGGCGGCAGCGTGTCGATGGTTTGGCTTGATGAGGAGCCACC